TAGGGTCATCCTCACACAATACTTGAAATTTTGCATGATGATCGTACGCCCAGATATTTACTAGGAATTTTTTCATTATCTTACTTTCTAGTTCAAATATGGCGGAACTATGTTCCGCCATATTAATTTAATTATTATGCTCCTGGTGATCCGAAGATACCTCTCCAGTCAGAGAACCCAAATGAGTATCTCTCTCTAGCTTTGTATCTAACGTTACCAGTTGTGAAGTCACCTTCCATAGCTGTTTTCATCGGTGCTCTAACAAAGTGTTTTAGACCATTAGGCACGTCTGTTTTGATAAAGAACGCATCTGTATCAGTTAAGTAGTGGTTGACCACATAACCTTGTGGTACCATTCCTTTAGATACAACTGCATTGATATCATTATCAGCTGTTCCAGTTCTTCCAGCAGATTTCATTAATCTCTCAGCTGTAAATTGTAGCGCTGAAGGAATTATCATTTTAACTCCTTGTGCTGCAATTTTTAGACCTCTTTCATCAGTGAAAGCAGCAATGTCAATTAAAGACTGCTCTAATGATGTTTCGTTAAGGTCTGCCGCTGTAGATAACTCATTTCTGTCTGTTCCTGCAACAATTGGGTGGTCAGTAGCACAAAGCTCTTTACCATCACCGCCTGCAGCAGATGAGCTGAACGCGTTGTTTAACACATTCGCAGCTTTCACTTGTTTAGTGTTAGCCATCGATCTTGCTAAAGCTTTTGTATATCTAGACGCAAGTCTGTCATACAAGTTATCCTCGATCGCTTCTTCAGTGATCGCGAATGCTAGTGCAAGTGTTTCATGTGTGTAACGAGCTGTGAAAGTTTCTTGTGCACTGTCAAAAGAAATTGAAGTTCCTTCAGCCTTGATCGGTGCATTTGCGAAACCAGATAACATAACTTCTTCTTCAAAAGCTCTGTCACTGTTTTCAGTGTCGAAAATTTCCGCATGCTCATTAGCATAGTTATTATATTCCAAGCCGAATAGTGCATTCAAACCTGGCTCTAGTTCTTTAACTAGTTGTCCTCTTGATATAGCCATTTTTTATTCTCCTATTCCGCTATTATATACCAGTTGCAGTCATAAAGAAGTGTTCGTTGATGATCACTTTAAAGTTACAATTAGCAGATGTTAAATCGCTATTGTCTGGATCGTCTGAAACTCCGATGATTCGCAAGTTGGCTGTTGTTGTTGATTGAGTATCCGTCACTTCAGTTTTAGAAACGAAATGTGGAGTTACACCTGCACCAACTGCAACATCAGCGTTTGTGAAAACGTCTGTTTGTTGAGTTGCGCCTGATGCATCCGATTGTATTTCATAAACTTGATGTGGATCGTCAGTGATAAACGCTTTGATATCAGTAGCTGTGTTTGATGCAGCTAGGTGATTAGCAAAGGTTGGTTTTTTTGTTGTAGCGTCAGTGAAAAACACGCCCTGCATAGAACCCAAAAGGGCTCCATTATCAGTAGCTGCCGCAATTCCAACTGTTCCCGTATTGATAACTTTCATCAAGTCATTTTGTGAGAAAGCAGATGCACATGCTGCTACTTCGTATTCAGTAGCTGCGTTGTTATCAGGTGACCCTCCAATTTTGCCTAGGGGTTTTAATCCGAAAGCTGCGTCTTGGTTTGCCATATTATCTCCTTTTGTTTACCGAGGTAAACGATTAATTTAATTCGTTGGCAAAAATTGCTAAAAAATTATTAGCTCTTTTTTGTACCACCGAAGGTTACACGAGTCTGTCGATCATGATCGATCGGCATACCTGGGTGCTGTTCCTTCAGAAGGTCGTTTTCAATCGCTTCGTCTTTTTGTCTTGTAAGGTTATCAAAATATTCCTTACGCGATTTAACGAGTTCTGTCGATATCCTAGCCAGCAATAGGCCACCAACTCCGATTACGCCCTGATATTTTCCATCGTTAATAGTTGGATAATCTGTTTCTGGATATTCGTCAGCTCTTACTAATTCATATCCTGATCTCAGTTTTCCTGCCATGTTTTTTGTATCATCAAAACCCATAGTCTCGGATCTTATCCATCTATGATGGTACCCGTCTGGTGCAGGGGGTGCATCTAAAGATGACGGTGGAGTCCAAACAGTTTTTTTAGTTGTCTTTGCTCTTGTTTGACTCGCACGGGAAGTTTTTATTTTATCTGTATTCATATGCCTATGCCTCCTTCGTGATTTTTAATTGTTTCGCATACTCTTCTAATGGCACTCCTAATTTTTTAGCAATTGCTACTTGTGATGAAGTGAGCCTCACAGTTTGGCGACCAGGTTTTACACTCCGCGTAGCTGACGCTACAGTTTGAGTAGGTTTAGTCGGTTCCTTTGTTTCAGTATTACCAAATTTGTGGGGGAAGTCAAGCCTCATACGCTTATCTACCTCTGCATAATACTCGTCAGTATTAGGATCAAAGCCCTCCTCTTCGGTTAATTTTTTATGTAAATCAAAAGCAGTGTATGTCATTGCACTATCTTGGCCAAACCAAGGGTTTTTCTCAGCCCAATCTTCTGCTTTTGGATCTGGCGCTGCTTGTTGAGGAGCTATTGCCTGATCTAAAGTAATTTCTTTTTTCTCTTCAGGTTTAACAGAAGCTTGTTTTTTAAGATTAGCAACTCTTGCTTCTTCTACACCTAATCTTGCAATCATCTTTTGCGCTTCAACTTCTGCAGGAATATTACCTTCGTCTCTTGCTTTTGTTAATGCAGCTTGAGCAGCCTGTAGTCCAGATGTTACTCTGCCCTCCATAGCCGTTACATAATTAGGTTCAATAGTTGATAATTTAGTTTTTAAAGACTCTTGCTCTTGTTTAACTCCTTTAGCATATTGTAAAGCAGCTTCTTTTTGACGTTCTGCTTCACGCCATTTTTTAGTTAACTTAGCAATTCTTTTTTGCACTCCGTCACTATAGTCTTCTAATTCTTTTTTCTTTTCTTGCTTCTCGTCGCTTGCCTCTTTTTTCTCTTCTGTATCTGTTGTTTCTATTGCTTCAACTGGTTTAGTTTCTTCTTCAGTTGTTTCGTTTACAACTTCTACTTTTTCTTTTGGTTCATCTATTTCAATCTCAGCACCAGGACCCGATGTATCGATATCAACTAGTTCTTGTTTATTTTCTTCTGCTTCTGGCATAGTTAACTCCTTCTATGTTATATGTTATGCAACACAGCTTCAGGATCACCTATAGTTCCTAAAACTTCGTCGTCGTTTAATAGACGGACTTCACCGCCTTCAATTGGTAATCGTGATCCAGCGTATCTTGCAAAGATAACCCAATCACCTTTCTTGCACCAAGCTCCTGTTGGAAATTTTTCTTTATCGTAATACGCTAAAGGTCCAACTTTTAGAACGTAACCACAGTTTGTAGCAATACGTAATTTTTCTAAAGATTCTTGCGCAATAATTATACCACCTTTAGTTTTTTCTTTTGGTGTAAAAGGTAAAACTAAAAGTCGCCAACCACTAGGGTCGGGCAGCTGTTCTTTTTGTTTTTTAATATTCTCTGGATTTAAAGGTTCTGGTTCAGCCTTTTTTTCTTTTTCATATTTGTCTTGAAGACCAAGTTTAATCTTTGGTACTTCCTTTGATGTCGACGACGTTCTCTCGTTCATTTTTTTGCTCCTTTTCTTCTAGCAGGTTAGAGATTTCCTGTAATAGATATTGATAAGTTCTCGCTTGTCCTAACATATACTGATATTTCTCCATGTTGTCAACACCACCACTAATCATAGCATCTCCAACTCTTTGTAAATTATCTCGCATCATCTTTTGTATTTTACCTACAACCACTAACGGATCCATCATAGTGTTGTTCCTTTCGCTGGTTCAAACTCATCTAACACTTGTAGTTTTTCTTTTGCATTAGCTATTCTATCAATTTGTTTATCAACCTCCTCTATGTGTTGAGGATGCTCACCGATGCCAACACTATTTTCTAAATATATATTTGCAGTTGCATCTGCCTCTGCAATCTCTGCTTCGTATCTAGCTCTAAGTGCTTCTAGTATTGCTCTTCTCATTTTTTCTAATTACTTCCTTTCCTTTTTTAAATATATTAGCGACTTTTAATTTACCCATAACTTTGGCACGCTGTTCTCCAACAGTTAATATTTGAATCTTTCTTGCAAAAGGTTTGTTTATGTTTTTTACTTTTTTAACAGTGGCACTTGCATCAGATGGTGTTGCAAATTTTATCTTAACTGTATCTCTAGGATTTTCATCCGTATACAATCTTCTATCAGAACCTTTAGGCTTTTTTCCCGTTCCTGTTTTTGGATCCGCCATTTAATACTCCTTTCAATGTTTTAGCTTGAGCAGCATGAGTCTTGGATGCTTTTTGCAAACCTTTCATTACTTTTTTTATTTTAGCTTTTTCTTTTTTCATATTTCTCCTTCCAATATTTAACTCTTTCTAACTGTCTAATTCTATATTCTATTTTGTCTA